CAATAAAATAAGGAAATACGGGGATTTTATATTTGGCAAAAGGACCATCTTGAGCTACTCCATCCTCAATGGTACAAAAATAGGCATAAGTTCCATTAGGAAACTCAGGAGTAACTCCAAATCTTCCATTATTTTCATCAAGTACTGCTTGATCACTTACATCATAATAAGTAAAATCTTCAATAAAGAATCCAGGAGCAAATTCACCCAAAGACGGTCTATTAGATTTCTTAGTTGCTTCTTCTATATACCCAGATTTCATCCGAGTAACTACTCCTCCATTATTCGTAGAATAACCATAAGGACCATAAATTGGATTTCCGTCATATGCCCATCCAATAATTGGAGAATGATCAGTTGAATTTATTTCAAGATCATTAGATTGTTTTAAATCTCTATCTCCATACAATATTTCTCCCGATTGATCTACAGCAAATATTATTTCTCTTAACTTTCTAGGAGGATACAAATAAGAATATTGAAGTCCATATTCAGCACTTGTTCCGTTTGCTATAAATCCATCATCAATAGTAAAACTATTAAAATACTTTTGGAATAAATTTATTCTCCAAGTTTGAAGATTTGCTTTAAATTTAACAATTGAATCAGCACCCGCTGCCACAACCCTAATGCTAGTACCAGCAGTCGTGTATCCCTTTCCTTTTGTAACAATCTTAACTGAAGTTAATTTTTCATTTGTTATTATAGGAGTAAGAGATGCACCAGATCCATCTCCATCCAAAATTAAATTAGGAATAGACGTATAGTTATTTCCCTGATTTAAAACTATTATCTCTACAATTTTTCCATCGTTTATAATAGGTTGTAACTGTGCATTAGATCCAGATAACAAAGAAACTTCAGGTAATTTTTCATAATCAATAATTTCAGATGATCCATAACCAACACCATTATTAGATAAATGTACAGATGTTATTTCACCCTTAAAAATAGGTTGTACTTGAGTCTCAAAAGTTTCAGATCCTATTGAAGATATTCCTATACTCCCAACTACCTTAACAGAGATATCGGGATAATTGAAAAGATGAGTTCCTACACCTACAGAAGTTAAATCAATATACTGTTCAGTAAGACATAAAGATTCGTTAGTAGATAATTTAAATACATTATCATTTATTTTTGTTACATAATATTCAGATCCATCACTCAATCCACCAATAACACTTCCTTGAGAGGTATACTTTACAATTTCTCCTTTCTCATATCCATGATTGTCAATTGTAATTTGATTTAAATAAGTACTAATTCCCGTAGGTTGAGTTGTTCTCTTTTTATTTTCATATCCACTTCCGGGAGTAACTACATTAATTCCATCTACTATGGACTTTTTATTATAAGACTGTAAATAATGCCTTCCAATCCCTCCTGCAAGCAATACAACAGTATTAATACCCGCAATAGCATCTCCTTGTGTAGGATGGAGTTTTACAGTAGTATTGTTTACTGTAGACACAAAATAAGATGCATCAGTAGTTAATCCACTAATTGCCTTTTGCTTATCGGTAATATAATTTACTTTTTCTGCATTTCTAAATTTATGATAAGTACTAAATCCAATAGTTGATACAGTAGTACCTAATCCAACTTCTTGAGCCGATTCTTGAGAATTAAATGCAACACTATGCTCAATTAAAGTCATATTTGCTTCGGCTGTTGCACCTGTTCCATTTCCACCAGTAATAGTCACTATAGGGGTATCTTCATAATCAAATCCAGGGTCTATAATCTGAATCTGCTGTAAAGCTCCAGATACCGCAACATATCCAGTAGCCCCCGTTCCAACGCTATCTTCAATTAGTAAAGGTGGGGGATTAGAAACATCATATCCACTTCCCGCAGCAAGAACATCTATACTATTAACTTTTCCATAATGTATAAGTTCTGTTGCTTTATAATTTAAAACTTCTACCCCATTAATTAAAATTCCGGTAAACCCAGGTTCAGTATCTGTTAAATTTCCATTATTAATTGGAGGAGCAATCTCTCTTAAAAGTTTCTGTGTATTTAAAGTTTTATCTCTAAACTTATATAATTCAATTATACAATCAGTAACAGTTGTACTTTGAATAGAAATAAATTCTGAACTGTAAATATCAGATTTACTCTTTGCAAGTTTTATTACAGTTGAACTTATTCTTTTAACAAAATAAGGAATTTCATTAGGTGGAGTTTCCCCTTCTTCTAAGGGACCAAGATCAGTTGCAAACAAAGAAGATTTAACAACCGTTCTTGTCTTAACCACTCCAAATTGAACATATTCCTCTTTTACTTTTTGTGGGATATAATATACTATATCTCCAGTATAGAAAGTATGAGTTCCAATATTCAATTCTTCACCACTAAATGTTCCAGAGAATGTAACACTTCTATCTGAAACATTAAGAGGTTGTGAATCATATGACGGTAATGATGGAGATGCAACTAAAAGATTATCTTTATATTTTTCTTTATATACATTCTGAATATTTGTCTGATATTTTGTAGCCGCAGGAAAATAAGTAGATTTTGCTTTTAGAATATTTCTTTCAATGGTATAGGTAAATTGTAAGGCAATCGCTCCTTGACCTCTAATAATGAATGACTTGGCTCCTAGAATATCAATAATTTTAGTTGTTTTTTCACTAAGATCCGAACCTACCAGCGTTGCCTCATCACCAATATTAAAAATACTATCTACATATAATGTTATCTTATATGTAAGATCTAGAGAATCAATTAATTCAATACTTTTAACTTTATACTCAGGAGCAATGTTATATTGCCAATTTTTAAATTTAAAAGAACTATCAGAAATTCCTAAAGTCTTAATCCTACCAACATCATTTGTTCCATAATATGATGTATCGTCTGCATATTTAACATCTTTCAGTACTGAATTAATTCTAATTTTAATCTTTTGATCAGGATTTTCTGCAGAATACCCATATGCATAAGTGTTAATTCCAATATTGGATTTATCTGCCAGGTCACCAGTTATATCAGAACATCCATAAAATTGAGTTAAAGATTTAGAGGTGTAAGAAACAATACCCGTTGTTGTATCGGTAAATGTTACACTCAATTCTCCACTATTAGTAAAACCAACCGTAGAGTCTACATCAAGTGTAGTTGCTCCACTACCTACTGCACCAATTAATTTGGTTTTAGGATGAACAGAAAAATCACCATATAATGAACCTTCTACTCTAATATCTCTATTATATCCAGCATCAAACCTTAATTTATAAAAAGTGTGTGCTGCACCAACAGAAACAATCTTTTCTATATTGGTGATCGGTGCATATGCTTTTCCAATATTCGTATTTAAGAGATATTCATCTTGATATAATGTTCCATTCTCAAGATCTTCAGGATTACCATCAACAGACTCTACTACAAGAGTATTAGCAATAATATAATTAGCATTTGAAGGAGTAAAAAGAAACTCTCTTGGTTTTATGATTTTTACTTTTTCCCCATATAATGCATTAAATAAAATCTCAAAAGATTGATCAGTACCTTTACTTAAATAGAAATCTTTTGCTTGTTTGAGAAAAACCTTCTTATTTAAATCGGGATCTAATGTTCTATCTTCTAATCCCGGTAAAATTTGATTTTTTGTCTTTAAGAAAAACTCTTTAAGGAAAAGAGAACTTAAATTGGTTATAGTAGACCCTGTGGAGTGAATACCTGCTTTTGTAGACTCAAAAACTACTTCATCTTCTTTAAGTGGATCCCTATATGATGAAATTCCAGAAAATCCCCTAATACATCCTGTAAAAGCAGTATTAGCAAGTCCTGTATAAGTGATTATCTCATCATCAATCTTAATTAATCCATAAGTTGAAGGAAATCCCTTTGTTCCTTCAGGATTTTGTGCCATATCAATGGGGATTACTTGATCATAAGAATTAATATGAGTAGATAATCCTACAGATTCATTTAAATCCGTAAATTCGTCAATTTTAGTATATTGATCAATATTTTGAATAATATCAAGAGGTGCTCCTTCAAATTCTTGAGCAATATAATAATATTTTAAAAATTCGGCTGCTAAAGGAAACTCAGTCTGCACATATGCAGGAAGCTGATTCTGAACAATGTTACTAAACTGAACTCTTTTTTCTGCCATTTTATTATTTTACGTTCTTAGGAGGATGTTGTAGTAGGAACTGGAAATCTTTAATATAGTCCATATACTGATGTTGTATTAGGAACTGGAGCGGTAGGGGCGGCAACTGTTGTAACTGTTGTATCTGTTCTGCCACCAGGACGGACTAAATTACCATTTGGATAACTTTGTGATACAATATAATTAGATGCTGATGGATCTAATCCAGAAGCAATTTCATCAACAACAGTATCAAACGTACTATTACTAATATCTAGTTGCAAATACAAATCCTGTAATCCAATCACATCATTTGAAGCAGGAGAAACTCCAATTTCAATAGTAGGTTGACCATTCTTTGTCATTGCTGATTGAACATTAATAGGACTTAAAGTTATAACACCAGAAACATAATTAATTACTCCTATATTTCTTCTAACAATTGTGGGAGTTTGTGAACTGATGCTAGGAACAGTAAATAAGAAAATAGATCCCGTTGTTCTATTTGTATTGGGAATATCAGACATATACACATCTTGTTGAATTCCACTTATCCTAAAAGCAGAAGATTTGATATTATATCCATCCATGGAGCGAATAAAGAATTCATTACCAAATCCAATAGCATATTCCGCCCAAGTATTTAACGAAACTCTCAAATCACGTCTCATTCTCACTATAGTGATATTAGAAGTGACTGCTGGACTACTATCATCAATAACTTTCAAGAATTTACTATATTTGAATTTTGCTCCATACTTATTCATCTCAACTGACTCTGCATACTTATTAGCATTGTTTTGAACAATTGTTGAAACATATGCAGCACTTGGAGCCTGATTTGTGTTATAATATACTTTAGAATCAACCTCAATAAAGAGATATTTCAAATCAAGGATTTCTGGAACAATTCCTGCAACTGCATATTTCTTCAATTTCATCTTAATGTTTTCTTTCGTCAAATTAGGCAGAAAATCACCGGATTTTGGCTTAATACTAATAAAAACCTTTCCATATTGTGGAGGAACTAAATCTTCACCTCCAAATACTGAAATAGATTCAGTTTCGGGATAAATTTTGGATGGAATTAATGCTTCATAGTCATTTGCAGTAAGTGCCCTATTTTGTGAAGCATAAATGCGAGGTGCATACTTTTTAATCGAATCAACAGACTCAATCATTTCTCCACCAGAAGACATTAGACCGGTTGTTAACAAAGAAATGCCCGAAGTAACAGTATAATCTACTCCATTTCGTACATATGTAATTCTACCATTAAAAGTAAATGAACTTACTCCATTTCCACTATCACCTGAAGTAGTAATATAGTTTATTGTAATAAAATTGCCATCTTCAAGTGATCTTCCAAAAATCCCATCTCCAAAGAAGATTTGATATCTTTCATCTTCGATTTCTTGGATATAATAAACTCTAGAAGTTGAATTAATGTTAAAAAGACTATCTTGAAGACTATATTTGTGTGATATAGTAGATTGCTCATTTGGACGGACAGTTACTAAGATTAAGTCAGTATCAATACCCGCATTGGGCATAATAAACTTCTGATTTGGATCTTGAGAAGTATATGTATAGCTAGAATTTAATACTGTGCCTTGATATACCTTAATATCATTAAAAGTTGCTGTTCCATTAACAACCGGAACAGTAATATCTTCTAATATAGAGAAAATATAGGAGTTATTGCCAAATGTTCCACTTGTACCTGCTACAGGACCTGCTTTAAGCGTTAATGAAGCAGGTGCGGGGGCAATATTAGTAGTATCAACATAAAAACTAATTGTTGCCCTTGCTGCCTTACGTGAGCGAGGAACATAACCAATATTTCTTGCTAACGAAACTACATTTTCCCTTAAAGTAGCACTATCAATGAATACTTCATTTGCAACCATATTTGCATTATATGAAGTAATGTAAGTATTGTATGCTAAAAGATCAATAATTGATGAAAGATTAGATCCTTCAAAATTATAGTCTGTAAAATCAGAACTTGATTGTATGTACTCTATAAGAGTTGTTTTAACCTGATCAAAATCCAGGTTAGCGAAATTGGCTAATGGCATTTTTATCTAGCTGATTGCAAAGCGAACTGTAGTTGTTGTGTTGGAACATTTGCTCCAATAATGTCATATACAATAGTAACGTCAAAAGAATTGCTATCAAAATCTGGAGAAACTCTACATGTTCTCACTTTCACTCTTGGTTCATAATTTTCAAGAGAATTTTTAATTTCTTCCTTGATTGTTGTGGCAGAAAGATCGTCAATATTCTCAAAAAGTGATGCAGAAACATATGATCCAAAATAAGGATTAAAGAATTTCTCACCAGGTAATGTAAATACAATATTTCGCACTGAACGAGCAATTGCATTCGCATTTTTAAGCCCAATAAGATCATCATTCAGTGGATTAGACTGAAAAGTCATACTAATGTCTTTAAAACCTTGGCTTACCCTCTGTACAGGCATTGCAAATAAAGAAAATTATAAATTTTAGTTATTTATTAAGGATTTGTTATTAAAATTCTGCTAAAGGGATAGCATCAGTATCATAATCGAGTCCATCTTCATCATAATCATCCTTAATGCGCTCATAAAGGTCATTTTGGACCTTAGAATCGCGTTTTTTGGGCGTTATATCGTCGTTTGCAATCTCACGAAGCATCTTTTGGTGTTGATCATTAGCCAAATTGTCTAAAAAATCGTTCATTTTTCGTAAATTCTCTAATTTCCTCTATTTACACATAAAAAAAGACCCTCCGAGAGGGTCTAGAGTTATTTTCCTTGTCCTCGATAACGCTTCTTTTTTGCATTTCGAGAACTCGCGGATATTTTGGTGTGTTTTCCTTGTCCTTGGCGAGTTTTCTTCGGTGTTGAAGGTATAAAATCACCACTACTGGCCC